ACATTTCCAGCGGAGATCAACTTCCAGTTTATTCGCCAAACAATGGGGACGCACGGCGCACCTCGATTGGTAGTTTGCTGACTTTCTTTCAGCAGAGTTTTGCCTCTCCAACGCTGTCGGTAAATCTGTATGTGCCTGGGTCTGGATTTAACATCACCGTGCCCACTCCAGTCAGCAATGACCAATGGATGCTGTTGCAACCTGCTGGAACGCTGGCAACGGGCACGATTACCTTGCCTTTGAATACTGGTGTACCTGATGGCACAACGGTCCTGATTACCACCACACAAGAAATCACCTCGCTGACAATTGCCCTGAATGGTGCAACTGCCATTTATGGTGGTGTTTCGTTTTTGGGTGCAGGGACTGCAACTGCAATTCGTTTCTATCAGCCTACAAACTCTTGGTATCAGATCAACGCTGATGCAGTTTATGGGGCAAACGTGCAGGCTTTCTTGGCTGTGCCATCAAGTGCCAACTTACGTGCGGCGATGACAGATGAGACTGGCACTGGACTGTTGGTGTTTGCAACAAGTCCAACTTTGACAACCCCAATAATTACAAACCCAGCCGTCAGCACAGGCACATTCACTAGTCCTACATTTGTGACACCAGTCATTGGTGCGGCTACTGGCACAAGCCTATCAACCACTGGTAATCAAGTTATTACAAGCACTGGCAAGCATGGTTATGCTACAGGCGCAGGTGGCGTTGTCACGCAACTCACTGACAAAACAACAGCAGTGACATTAAGCAAATCCACAGGTCAAATTACATTAGCTGGTGCGGCATTGGCTGCATCCACAACTGTAAGTTTTACGTTGACTAACACAGTAATTGAAGCTGGCGATATTTTGATAATGAACCATATCAGTGGCGGCACTGCTGGTTCATATCTATTAAATGCTCAGTCAGCGGCAGGTTCAGCAAGTATCAATGTGCGTAACATTTCTTTGGGTTCATTATCCGAAGCCATTGTTATTGCCTTTGCTGTGATTAAAGCCGTGAGTGCGTAATGGCAACAAAGCCCAAGTCATCTGTCAATGCGGCTGGCAACTACACAAAGCCAACCATGCGGAAAGCCTTGTTTGAAAAAATCAAGTCTGGCACAAAAGGTGGTGACCCAGGTGAATGGTCAGCCCGAAAAGCCCAATTGCTGGCGGTTGAGTACAAGAAAAAGGGTGGCGGTTATAAATGAAAGCCCCGCAGAAAAGCCTCAAAGATTGGTCAAGCCAAAACTGGCGCACCAAGTCTGGTAAACCATCGTCTGAAACAGGCGAGAGGTATCTGCCTGAGAAAGCGATAAAGGCACTGACAGCGGCTGAGTATGCGGCAACCACAAGAGCCAAGCGTGAGGCAACAAAAGCTGGAAAGCAGTTTGCCAAGCAACCCAAAAAGATTGCTGAAAAGATCAAGGGGTTCAGATGAAAACCCCAGTCTATGCACGCAAAGAAGGCCAGAACCCAAAGGGCGGTTTGAATGCCAAAGGTCGTGCCGCCGCAAAAGCAGAAGGCATGAACCTGAGGCCTCCTGTCAAGTCTGGTGACAACCCACGCAGGGCATCGTTTCTAGCTCGTATGGGTGGCAATCCTGGTCCTGAATATAAAGACGGTGAACCTACCCGCTTGCTGTTGAGTTTGAGGGCTTGGGGCGCATCATCCAAGGCTGACGCACAAGCCAAGGCAAAGAAAATTTCAGCCAGAAACAAGGCGAAAAAGTAAATGCAAATACCTATACTGAACGGTATTTACACCGACAACACCCCAGAACTGCGGACATCGTACCCAGTCAACCTAGTGCCAGTGCCAAAACAATCAGGCATCAGCAATGGGTTTTTGCGTCCAGGTGATGGCATTGTGTCAAACGGCACAGGCCCAGGTATTGACCGAGGTGGCATCAACTGGCAGGGAGGTTTGTATCGAGTGATGGGTACAAAGTTGGTGGAGATAAACAGCACGGGAACAGTGACCACATTGGGTGATGTGGGTGGTCCAACAGATCAACTGGTGACCTTTGATTACAGCTTTGACCAACTGGCTATTGCATCGGGTGGGCGGCTCTATTATTGGAGTGGCACAACGCTGACGCAAGTCACAGACCCAGACTTGGGCGTGGTGCTTGATTTCTGCTGGGTGGATGGTTACTTCATGACCACTGATGGCGAGTTCTTGATCGTCACTGAGTTAACCGACCCAACCCAAGTCAACCCATTGAAGTACGGCAGTTCAGAGGTTGACCCTGACCCTGTGGTGGCTTTGTTGAAGTTGCGTAATGAGGTTTATGCGCTGAACAGAAACACAATTGAGGTATTCGATAACGTGGGCGGTGAGTTATTTCCGTTTGCAAGAATTGATGGCGCACAGTTGCAAAAAGGCGTGGTAGGTACACAGGCTTGTTGTGTGTTTATTGAGCGCATTGCTTTTCTAGGCAGTGGGCGTAACGAAGCCCCAGGTGTCTACATCGGTGCAGCGGCAACAAATCAAAAAGTCAGCACCCAAGAAATTGATAACATTCTTTTGGAATACACAGAAGCGCAATTGGCTTTGGTGAAGTTAGAAGCCAGAAACGACAAGAACCACCAGCATCTTTATGTGCATCTGCCAAATCAAACTTTGGTTTATGACGCAAGTGCATCTGAGGCTTTGCAAACACCGATCTGGTTTGTATTGGTGACCACATTGGATGGCATTGCTCAATACAGGGCAAGAAACATGGTGTGGGTTTATGACAAGTGGATGGTCGGTGACCCCCAAAGCACCAATATCGGTTACTTGGTGCAAGACATTGGCAGTCACTGGGGCCAGCAAGTGCGCTGGGAATTCGGCACGATGATTGTCTACAACGAGAGCAATGGTGCTTTGTTTAACGAGTTGGAATTGGTCAGTTTGACTGGAGGCGTTGCCCTTGGCAAGAATCCGCAGATCAGCACAAGTTACAGCGTAGATGGAAAAGCCTATTCACAAGAACGGTTTATTTCTGTTGGCACGATTGGCAACACTAAAAAACGACTTGCATGGTTTCAGCAGGGGCACATGAGGAATTGGCGCATCCAGCGATTCAGGGGCGATAGTGATGCCCATGTGTCTTATGTGCGACTTGAAGCGCAGATCGAAGCATTGGCGTACTGATGGCAACCGCACCTGTTTCCCGCAGACTGAACCTGACGCGAGACCAGCTTGCTGAGTTCCTGACTGACCAACAGCAAATCAGGCAATTTGAATTGCTATTTTCTACTGTTGACACACTGCAAGTCATTGTGGGGACTGATTTTGAATTTCAAGCAGACAATGCGGCGGCTACGGCAAACGAGGCACTGGCCCAGATAGTTGCACTGGCGCAAAATACTGCGGTTGAAGATGCTGTGATGAATGCCAAGGTGCAACAAGCATTGGATGCTTTGACAAGGCTGGCGCAATCGCTGGAATTGCTGGCACTTGCCCCTGTACGTAATAATGTGGAACTGGCGCACGATGTAAATGGCATCTTGCCGTATGCAAACCAAACCCCAAGGGTCCGATCAAATCAGGTGCTGACATGGCTTTCGATGTAATCACCCCTGTTAAATTAGGTCAAGCCGCCATCACTACTGGTGTGACTACGCTTTACACCGTGCCAGCGGCAACAAGAACGCTGCTCAAAGAATTCAGCATTGCCAACACAACAGCGGCTGATATAAATGTGCGTGTGTTTTTAGTGCCATCAGCAGGTACGGCAGGAACGTCAAATGCTTTTTTGTACGATGTGCCTGTGCCAACTGCAAATGCATTGCAATATAACGGTGTTGAAGTGCTTAATGCTGGCGACACCATCCAAATTCAGGCTGTATCAACAGGTTTGACCATCATCGCAAGCGGTGGCGAAGCCACATAAGGAGTAGACATGACAGTAACAGTAAAAGTTCTGATTTCAGCTAAACAAGCCGAAAACACTCAGACTACTCAATACACAGCTACCAACTGCAAAACCATTATTGACAAGTTCACTGCCACCAATACCACGGCAGGTAACGTGACCATCAGCGTCAATTTGGTTATCAGTGGAGGGTCGGCGGCAACATCAAATTTGATTGTGGATACCCGCAGTCTTGCGCCTGATGAAACTTACACTTTCCCTGAATTGGTTGGGCAGGTGCTTGAACCAAGTGGGTTTATCTCCACAATTGCAAGTGCCGCCACATCACTGACCATCCGCGCATCAGGCCGCGAAATCACTTAAGGAGAACACAGCATGGACAAATTTATGATGATGCCCAAGGGGTTTATGGGCTTGCCGATGGATGAAGAATTTATCACCAATGCAGAAAACAAAAAGAACTACGCTATTGCGGTGCAGGATTGGAACTATGGCCCAGAAATGCCAACCAATGAACCTGGGGCCAATAAAGAGTTTTACGTTGGGCTGGCAGAAGCGATGCAGTGCGATGAAAAAGACGCACGGCGCAAACATTGCTCAAACTGTGATTACTACGACAACTCATTTATGACCCAAGTGCGGATTGAGCGAATTCCAATGGCGGCATACGACAAAGGCGCAGGATTCAGGGGTCATTGCGAAAAGCTGAACTTTATTTGCAACGATATGCGGGTTTGTCAGGCTTGGGAAGACAGAGAGTACGAGGATTGACCTTTTGCCAATTTGTGCGAAAATCAAGCCGCTGAGTCTATCTGGCATCCAGCGGCCTTCCCTACATAGGAGTTGTGCATGACCGATGGACTGCGAGAGAACCTGACCA